AGCCACGCAACCGTACACTAATGATCCCATTCCTTAGCCACTCGGCTATTGATGAGACAGGCACTGTTCGTTGTGGTAAACCATTATCAAAAGTAATGAAAGATTGGCCTAAAGAACAGAAGGCTAAATATGCATCTATTACTTTGTTCCGTCAGCTACGATGCCTAGTGTCTTACACAGGTAAGACTGCTACAGGTGAAGAGGTCACGGTTGAAAACGTGCCTGCAATCATCATGAACAAGAAGACTTCCTATATGAACTTCGAGGATGAAGTTATTAAGAAGTTAGGTGGTCGGAACTACTCTGACGTTTGGTGTGAGTTGTCTACAAAGGAACATCAAAATGGTGATGTAACTTACTACACATGGCACTACTCACCTGATCTTAAAAATCCTGTGGACATGGATGATAACACATTCAAGACACTGGCTCACTTTGCTGAGATGGTTAAAACTGACAACGCTGATATCAAAGCCAAGTACGAAGCAGCACTAAGCCGCAAGTCAATGGATGATGATGTTCTGAGTGCCCTTGAGGGTGACTTGGATGCGGACTTGGAAGATTGATCCTCGAAGCCAAAATACATCAAGTCATGGAAAGGCTTGCAAACAACGAATCTGATCAGCTCGAAATTAAAAAAGAGTGGATTGATGAGGCTGTTGAGATGGTCAGGGAAGGGCTTGAAAGACAGCTCTTCCGTGAACAGGAGCCTTTCCGTGTGCGAATGTCCAACATATCAAAGCCTACTTGCCAACTCCAAATGGAGAAGGCTGGTAAGCCTAAGACACGCATGCCTTACAATCACATTATGCGAATGATGCATGGTGATATGATTGAAGCCATCATGCAACTGATACTTCGCATATCAGGTGCAAACATCACTGGTGGTAAGAATAAGGTTACGCTGAATGTAGCTGGTACAGAGGTTCGTGGTGAAGACGATATCGAAATAGATCATAAAATCTATGATACTAAGTCAGCTTCACCTTGGGCTTTTAAAAACAAATGGTCTGAAGGTTTTGCGGGTTTGCAGAAGTCAGATGATTTTGGCTACATAGGACAACTGGTTGGATATTCTGTTGCACAGAAAAAAGAACCCGGCGGATGGGTTGTTGTAGATAAAAGCAGCGGCGAGGTAAAGGTAGTCGAAGCTGACTTATCAAAGCCTCAACTTAAAGAGATCCTTGGTGGTATGAAAGATACTGTACAGGCTCTTGATGGTGAGTTTAAGCGTTGCTTTGAACCAGAAGATGAGAGCTTTCGTCGTAAGCCTACGGGATCTAAACGTCTTCCTACTACATGCGGTTTTTGTTCATTTACATCATCGTGTTGGCCTAATGCACAATTCCTACCACAGACAAGTTCTCAAGCTAAGAGTCCTCGCCATTATTGGTACACAGAGTATGAGGGCAAGGAACTATAGATGGCGATCAAGACCGCTAGTGCTAAGGGTAAAGGACGCCGACATCAGCAATGGGTCCGGGATAGACTGTTAGAGTTATTCCCGGATCTTGAGCCTGACGACATAAAAAGTACCTCTATGGGGGCCTCGGGAGAAGATGTTCAACTAAGCCCAGCCGCACGTAAACAGATACCAATTAGCGTAGAGTGCAAGGCCTACAAGAGCTTTGCCATCTATAAGATAATGGATCAGGCCACAGAAAATTCCAAAGAAGGAATAGAGCCTGTTGCAATCATAAAAGCAGATAGGAAGAGCCCACTGGCAGTGGTGGATGCTGTGTACTTCCTAAAACTATTAAAACAGGCAGGAGCTACACGATGAGAGAAGATGAGCTACCAGAAAACACAATGACCTTAATGGTAGAAATTAAAGAGGATGGTCACATCGCTCTATTCTCTGGTCATAATCTATCTGAGGATAGGGGAGACGAAGAGCTTACATACCTCACAGACATGATAAATGGTTTGTTCCTCTCCTTTGAAGATCTGATGAACCATTACTCTAGTGTAGGTCAAACAGCTCGTGTTGCCGAAGAACTTCTAGCGCAAGATGAGGTCTTATTTGAGCCAGATGATGAACTCATGGAAGCCATCAAAGACAGAAAAATAATCCCTTTTGATAAGAAGAAACTTAACTAATGGCAGATAACGTAAACAGCCCCCCGCATTATAATCAAGCAGGCATAGAATGCATCGAAGCTATTTATGCAGCCCTCGGTCATGATGGATTTAAATCCTACTGCCACGGAAACGCTCAGAAATACCTTTGGCGGCACAAATACAAAGGCAATGCCATTGAGGATCTAAAAAAGGCGCAGTGGTACATCAACAAAATTATTGAGGCAGAACAACATGAACTTTGAAGATTATCAAACACAGGCAAGTAAAACCGCAATATATCCAGATGCGGATGTAATAATTTACCCAGCACTAGGCTTGTTCAGCGAAGCGGGTGAAGTAGCAGGCAAGATCAAAAAGGTATTGCGTGACAAAAATGGTAACTTTGATCCTACTGAACGGGAAAAAATAGCCGACGAAGTGGGTGATGTACTATGGTATATTGCTGCGCTTTGTACCGACTTGGGCATTGGCATGGAAACCATCGCACAGAAAAATCTTAATAAACTTAACAGCAGAATGGCACGAGGCGTATTAGGCGGATCTGGTGATAATAGATGAGATATGGATCAGTTTGTTCGGGTGTAGAAGCAGCAACGGTTGCTTGGGATGACTTAGGATGGAAGCCTCAATGGTTCAGTGAAGTTGATGCGTTCCCGAGTGCTGTCTTAAAGCACCACTACCCAGAAATACCTAATCATGGAGACATGACAAAATTTAAAGAATGGAACCTTAATGACAAAACAGTTGACCTTCTCGTTGGTGGGACGCCATGCCAATCATTCTCAGTCGCAGGACTTAGGAAAGGACTTGATGACCCACGAGGAAACCTCATGCTCACCTATCTTGCAATGGCTGAACAGCTTAAACCCAAATGGCTTGTCTGGGAAAATGTCCCCGGTGTACTGTCGTCCAACGGCGGACGAGATTTTGGAACCTTCCTCGGGGCGTTGGGCAAAATCGGGTACGGGTTTTCATGGAGAGTGCTGGACGCACAATTCTTCGGAGTTCCACAAAGACGCCGCCGTGTCTTCGTTATCGGATGTCTTGGAGACTGGAGAAGTGCCGCAAGTGTTTTATTTGAGCCCGAAAGCCTGTCAGGGGATCCTGCGCCGAGCAGAGAAAAGGGGGAAAGAGTTGCCCCTACAGTTGGAACAGGCCCTCCATACAGTCGCACAGGCAATGCTAGAGTAGAGTCAGATGCACTTGTATTCACATCCTCAAGTATAGGTGGGTATAAAGAAGGCGTTGGAACACTTAGAGCTCAAGGTGGAGATTTAGGTGGCGGATCAGAAAACTTAGCTATTACAATAGCAGAACGATCACTTGCTTTAACTTTAGGTAAAGACGTTGCATCAACTCTTACTGCTACTGATTATAAAGGTGTGCAGGCAGTAACCTATGCCCTGCCCGGTAATTGGATAGGAAGAAAACCAGAGAATGGTGGAAATCAGGTAGAACCCTTTGTAGAACTATCACCCTGTCAGACAGCTACAGATGTGCATGCGGTTGCTAAATGCTTAACGACTAGAACAGGCAGCGCATATAATCCAACTGATGAAACTCTACCCATAATGAAAGAGTCCAGTGCTGTTAGACGAATGACTCCCAAGGAATGCGAGAGATTACAGGGCTTCCCAGACAATTATACGCAAATATCTTGGCGTGGCAAAGAACCAGAAGATTGCCCCAACGGACATCGCTACAAAGCTATGGGCAATTCAATGGCTGTACCAGTAATGCGTTGGATTGGTCAGCAAATACAAAAACAACATAATCAATAAACTAGGGAAATTACGCATGAGTAACTTTAAATCCAACCTTAACCCGGCATTTCGATCTAAATTTAGTGAAGACATCTTTAACCATAAGTATAAGCATGAAGGTGCTGAAACTTGGGATGCATTGGCTAAAACACTAATTGATGATGTTTGTGGTGATTTTCTACCTCAAGAGGAGTTAGATCAGTTAACACAATATGTACGTGAGATGAAATTTATTCCGGGTGGACGCTACTTGTATTATGCAGGGCGTCCAAACAAGTTCTTCAACAACTGCT